TCGTGGACGTTAGGTTTCAAAACATTGAGGGCATGTGATGAAAGAGATTGAAACAATCTTTAGTGACATACCGATACCTGACAAGAGTTCAGGCAAGAGCAATATCAGATCTAGGTGGGGCAGGTTCGTAGACATTAAGGTTGGAGAGTGCGTGTTTGTTGAAACGCGCAACGACTCTAACGGGCTGAAGATGTTCTTGGAACGTCGCGGTATGAAGGTGACTACTCGACTCTTGGATGGCCAGATTGGTGTGTGGAGAATGCCTGATGCTGGGAGTGAAGATCATGAATAAGGAGAAGTTAATGGATGTCGTTGAAGAAATTTTTCCGGAAATTGATGAAGCACTAGAATATCAATTACGCAAACAACTTGATCGAGAAATATGTATTCGTTTGTCTAACGTGTTTCATAGAGCAAGTAGTTTTATTGCCCAAGCGTATGACGAAGACGCATCGGTAGAAAGCAAAACATCCTACACGATGGTCAAACCAGTGCTGGATGATTGCATAGATAGGCTGATTGGAGCGCCAAGTAAAGATGAGTGATTCGCCAGACATGGTAAATCAGCCGGGGCATTACACCAAAGACGGTGGCATAGAGTGCATTGATGCCATCAAGGCGTCGATGTCCTCTACCGCCTTCAAGGGTTATCTTAAAGGTAACGTCATGAAATACATCTGGCGTTATGAAAACAAAAACAAGTTGGAAGACTTGCAGAAAGCCAACGTCTATTTGGGTTGGCTGATCAAGGAGGAATCTCATGGATGATCACCAAGAGTTTGAATTTAACTGGCAGAGCGAAGAGCATACGGTTGCTTCAGAGGCTTTGAGTAAGTTTGTAAACGCAATGAAAGACGGCAACATCTCAGAAGATGTGTTGATGGAAGTTGTGTTTGTGATCTCGTTTACCTATCACCTTCACTTCACTGACCGAAGCTCCCTGCGCAGGTTGGTTGATGAAGGCATGTTGTCAGTTGATGATCCNGAATCATCNGAGGAGGAAATGATATGCCATTGAATCAATGTGAAAACCAAAACGCTGTAAGAGAACAAGCTGTGCTTCGCATCTTGCACCGTCACAACTTATCGCCATGGGCTAGAACCTATTGGGCGCGCACTTACTGTGGACTAAAGAGGGCCGAGCATGAAGCTAAGGTATTACCAGCAAGAAGCCATTGATGCTGCTTTCCATTGGTTCGATACCCAGAACACTCACCCGTTAATTGTTTTACCCACAGGTTCTGGCAAGACTGTTGTCTTTGCCTCAATGATCAAGAAGATCTTTGAAGAAAACCGTGACAGTCGTGTGCTGATTCTTGCTCATAGGCAGGAGCTCATTAGCCAAGCAGATGACAAGCTCAAGACCGTGTGGCCTTGTGCGCCAAGCGGGTTGTTGGCTGCGGGATTGAAACAGTTTGATTCGGATCAGCCTATCGTGATTGCTAGTCGGGACACCCTGGCAACGCCAAAGCGGTTAGATAAAGCTGGCGAGTTCGACTACATCATTGTCGATGAAGCTCACCACGTTGGGCCAGAAAAGCGGAGTCGGTATCGCAAGATCTTTGATCACTTCGATTCCACTCAGCACTACGCACCAAAAGTCTTGGGCGTGACGGCAACTCCATATCGTATGGGCCAAGGGTTCATTTATGGTTTTGACGATCACTTCTTTGGAGGTGTGGCCCATAGGGTCACCATCCCAGAACTCATCAAGGCCGGGTATCTGTGTCGATTGTCAGCTTATCAGGTCGCATCTGAAGCCGTGATCGATGCATCTACTGCCAGGGTCAAGTTCAAAGGTGGCGACTACCGCGAGTCGGATATTGAGCACCTCGCCATGGAAGATCAGACCATGTTGGCGATTGTTGGTGATTGGATCGACAAAGCGTACAGCAAAGGCCGACTGAGCAGTGTGTTCTTCTGTATCACTGTGGCCCATGCGAACAAGATGTGCATGTATTTGCGCAATGCAGGTGTAGAAGCCGCCGTTGTGACGGCAGAAACGCCCCCTGAAGAGCGCAAGAAGATACTTGAGGACTTTGAGAACGGTGTTGTAAACGCGCTCTGTAACGTCGCTGTGTTGACTGAGGGGTGGGATGCACCACGGACAGACTGCATCGCTTTGCTCAGACCCACCAAGTCTCTGGGTTTGTATGTGCAGATATGTGGTCGAGGCATGCGGACATGGGGTGATAAGAAAGACTGCATGCTGCTGGACTATGGCGAGAACATGCAGCGCCATGGTTGCATTGACACCGCTAGGCCAGAGAAGCCCGGTGAAGATGAATCAGAAGAGCCAAAGATCTGGATATGTGATCACTGTTATGCGGTGAATGACATGTATGCCCGTAACTGTGTTGAGTGCGAAGAGCCTAGATACAGCGTCGAGCAGATGCTTCAGAGGCAGCAAGACCTGTTGGATCAACTTGATCAAGAGCGCAAAGACCAAGAAGAAAAGGACGCGGCTGCAACACGAGAAGCGGCACAAGGGTAACGTCCTGTCTGATGAGCTAGAGGAGCCAGCCGAGAAGCTTGAGAAGATCAAAGACATTGACTTTGTCTCTGCTCAGATCAAGACATCAAAGAACGGGAACGAATATCTCAACGTGATGTTCTCAACGCCTGGCGAGTACTGGCCACAGAGCATGCCTATCATGCTGGGTATGCGGGGTAAGGCAGGTATGGTCGCCACCAAGAAGTGGAACGCCCTGACACAGTCAGGCACACCAATGCCATACGATCTGAGCTATGCGTCGGATCTTGTGAACCACAATAAAGTCATGAGTCACATCAAACAAATCACTGTAAGGAAGGAGGGTAAGTACTGGAATGTTGTCAGCGTCCATTTTTGAAAAGATAGATGAGTTCATAGCCAGCGATAACGACAGGTTCAGGGGTCATCTAGGGTTCAGCGGAATCGGTGATGACGATGAGTACAAGCTATGGATGGGATTTCATTGGTGCTTACCGTCTACATTCGGTGGCCGCATGCTGCGCTTGTTTGATTTGGGTAACCGCATTGAAGATCAGATTGTCGATAACATACGCGCCAGTGGTGTGATGGCTATCGCTTCACATGATAAAGATGGCAACCAGTTCCGCGCATCGTTCTTTGGTGGGCACTTTGCTGGGTCTTGTGACGGGCTGCTCAAAGGTGTGTTACCGCCACCTGAAGAAGAGGTGGTGCTGTTGCTCGAGGTGAAGAGCGCAAACGACAAACGCTTCAAGGAGCTCGTGAAGCTACAAAGCTACGAAGCTTGGAGCGAAACGTACCGCTGGCAGATTCATGCGTACATGGGCGCGCTTGGTCTGACCAAATGCATGGTTGTTGTGATGAATAAAAACAACAGCGAAATCTACTCAGAAGTGATTGATTACAACGAGGTCATCTGGGAGCGCGCACAAGAGAAGGCGGAACGCATCATCTGCAGTGACGCGCCATCAAAAGACACGCGCCGTTCAGAGAAAGATTGGCGCATGAAGAACGAGCCTGACTTGTACAAAGACATCTACTACGGACGGCGCTTGCCTGAGTCGGTGAACTGCAGAAACTGCAAGAACATCAAGCCGCTCACCACCAGTAATGGTGCGACTTGGTATTGTTCACGCAGTAACAGAGCCATACCTTTTGAAGAGCAGAAGCTTGGCTGTAAAGATCACCTGTGGATACCTGAGTTGGTGAACGCAGACCACATGCCAGAACGCAGCACAGAGGACTCTGTGGCGTACAAAGTGGGCATCATGGACTTCTACAACTCAACGTCAGAAGTGAGCGGAGAGTACCACTACAGCAGCGCAGAGATGCGTGAGCTATCCAAGGTGCAGTTCAATGCTGAGATGATGATCAATGGTGAGTTGATCAGGAGTGAGTTCCCAGGGAGTCAGATCGACAACATGGATGAACGTAAGGTTCCGTTCTAGTCCCAGCTGCGGGGGTCTTTGACGATCAGTATCTTGGTGCCGGGGTAGAGTGCTTCGACCAGTTTCTTCTTGAGCCTGAACACTTGGGTGATCACACCTTTGGTGTCTTCGACCACCACCTCTTCGCCGCGCTTGTATCGGAAGTCTGCTATGTATGAGCAGATCTTCTGAT